CTTGAAGCTGCTAGATGAGTACCCAATCGTGACGGGCGATCACCTGGGAGCAGTTCCAATGCGACCGGCGGATGAGTATACCAAGTTGACCGCTTTTGGGTGGGCGACTCAGGCATTCTCAGACCAGTGTTACTTCTCAACTACTAAATTTATGAAGGCCATAGACTACGATACAACGCATCCTATAGCTCAAGAGTATCCAGCACACGGGGGTAACTCGTTTGAGCGCAGGGTCGCACAATATTTGGCCAATAATAACCTATGGGTGGCGGCGCTAGAGGGCTATCACTACCAGCATATCGACCGGGGGGACAAATGAAAAAGCTGAACCTTGGATCCGGCAACAACCACATTGAGGGCTATATCTCCGTGGACAAATACGATAAGGAAGCCGAGGTTCGGGCTGATATCGTAGATCTTCCTTACGAGGACGAGTCTGTGGATGAGATTGTATGTTACCAGGTGATAGAACACATGCCGTACAACCAATCGACCCAAGTGTTTGAAGAGATGTATCGGGTCTTAAAGCCTGGAGCCACGGCTATTGTGGAAACTGTGGATTTTGACATAGTTGCTCAGGGTGTTTTGGAAGAAGGCCTAACTGATAAGTGGATTAGAAACATTTATGGTGAGTATTACCGGCCCCAGGACAGAAACAGGTACGAGGATTGGGAAATGCACGAGGGTAGTGTCCACCGTAACCCGTGGAATAAGAGTAGGCTGCGGGAGATAGCCGAAGAGATGGGCTTTAAGGTAAGGTTTAGACCAATGGAGGAGAAGCATGAAGACTACCGATACGAAGAGTGTCTTAGCGCCGAGCTCACCAAAGACTAGTCTCATTATCCCGTGTTACTGCCCCACGGCAGAGCATTGGACTATGACGCTCGACTGTTTACGGAGTCTTCAGGATCGACCTGATGAAGTTATTTTGGTGAATGATGGGTCGGATTATTGGGGGGATACTGATTATATAGCTGAGCTTGTAGATAAGGTTGTGGTTCAGAATAACAAAGGTTTCCCTGGGGCTGTGAATGCTGGGCTTGAGGTGGCTAAGGGAGATATTTTGATCCAAGCCAACAACGATATTATGTTCACCCCAGGCTGGCTCGCGGCGTTGGTAAAACCTTTGGACATGGGGTACGATATTTCTAGTATTCGTACTACAGACAACACTGGTTATGAGGTAGAGGATAAGATAACCGAAGGCGATAAATTCGGTAGCATCTGGGCCATAACACGGCAGGTATATGAAACGTTAGGAGGTTTGGATGAACGGTTCGGACAAGGAAATTTTGAGGATCTCGATTACCGAAGACGGGCGCTTGACGCTGGCTTCCGGATTGCCAAGAATCATGCATCTGTTGTCGAGCACCGAGGCCGAGCGACTTTTGATGTCATTGACCCACGCCACGAACTGTTTGGCAGAAACCGTGAGCTCTTTCGAAACAAGCATGGATTTGTTGAGTGAAAATATCCTTTATCATCAACCCCGTGATGAACGGGTGGAGTCCCATTTCCGTGAGACTTGGGGGAACGGAGGAAAGCGTCGTCGAATGGGCCGCGAGGCTGAAGAAGAGGGGGCATAATGTCGCGGTCTTCCATAATGGCGATCATGGTATTTTTGATTCTGTTGGCTATTTTGAACGGTCTGAGTATCCAAGTCGCGCTGGGTCTGGTATTACTCTTAATTGTAATTACCCTGACCTGGATGTATATGAAACAACGGTTTATTTTAACAACCTCACACACGCGGGGAGACTCGACCTCAGCAAATTCAAAGCCGTCATCCACCCCTCAAACTGGGCCAGGGAAAATCTTGGAGTCAGCCACGACCACCAAGAAGTCGTCCCCCACGGCTACGACCAAACGCAAATCTACCCAGAAGACAAAATTCCAGGAACTGCCCTATACGCATCAAGTCCAGACCGTGGGCTCTCAGAGCTCAGAGAGATCTGGCCAAGAGTCGTCAGCGAAGTACCGGAGGCACAGTTAATTGTCACGTACAACGGTCAGCTCGACCTTCCGAATGTTCTCAACATGGGCAATATTAGTAACGGCGATATGGCTGAGCTATATAGGACATGTGATATCTGGGTTCATCCGTGCCTTGGCGGTGAGCTCTTCGGCATCACGGCCATCAAGGCACAAGCATCCGCATGTTGGCCGGTATACTACCCAACTATGGCACTCTCAGAAACAGTCCAGTATGGGACTAAAACAGACCATGAGCACCTGGCACAGGATTTGATCTCAGCCCTCCGGTCTCACCCGAGCCCCCCGAGGGTGAGGCTGGTGAATTGGGATGAAAGCACTGATATGTTAGAAGCGGTACTTTCAAAGTATAATTAGTTTATGGCATCTGTAACCTCAATTGGACGTAGCACTCGTACTCAGGCCATTATGATATGGCTTCAACGTAACGACTCTGCTCACGATGCGACCAATAACACGCCATCTGACGCTTGGAGGAACTACCTTCAACGACAAATAGGCGGCACTGGCACTGATGGAACGCGGGATTTGGAGCGTATTTGGCTGATGTCTCGTATAGCTTCGCTGGGCGGTAGCTCTACAAATCTGAGTATCACCGAGCTTTGGACTACTTATCTTAATTTGAAGAACATTAATGGCACATCATTGGATGAATTATTTTCTAACTGGATTGACCATGGGACGGTCTGATGGATTTACTTGCACCTAGTGTTGAACTTACGGACGATGGGGTTGAGGTTCGAAGCCCTGAGATAGTAGAAGATACTAGCCGAGTGGAGCTCTTACCCTTACAGGGCTTTTTGGGTGTTGAAGAGCCAGGAGCGCGACAAAGGACTCAGCTTAAAGAGATTTGGGATTACTTCGGAGAAGATTCTCAGGGTACTGGGGACGCTTTGTATAAGATTAAGATGACCGAAATGAAGATGACAGCTCCGAAATTAGGCGAAAGCCGACTATCGAAGCTGGCTAGTTATGTGAAATTACATATACAGATGAAGGACTTGGAGAAGCATTTGGAGGTGCTATGAGTGATGTAGATCTTACACCAACATCTCTTACCCCTATAGCCAGGGCTGAGCACAGGAGGGTTAACGGGGTAGGCGTTAAAGCTGTTGTAGGCTATGGGTTCGATGGTGTCAATGTAGCTCCTCTGATATCTGACCAAGTTGCTCTGCAAGTTGATCCCATCACTACGGCTGGGGTGATTTACTTGGGTACGGCCCCGATTGGGTCGGTAACCAGTGCCGCAGCCTGGCAGATCCAGGCTATCAATGTGGCCGGAGGGACAGTTGGTATTACCTGGGCCAATGGTTCAAACGCATTCAATCAAATCTACGATAACCGAGCGAGCTTGACCTATGAGTGATTTTAAGGCTGTCTATATCGTCAATCAGCAAGCCATTGTTACAGGTGGCCTTAACCCCCGTGGAGCCTACGATGCAGGCACAGCCTACGTTAAGGGCGATAGCGTATCTTATCTTAGTTCATCCTACGTGGCAGTTGGCTCTACTACTGGAAATCTACCCACTAATACTACTTTTTGGCAACTCTTAGCCGCAGAAGGAACGAATGGTACTAATGGCCAAGGTGTCCCCACTGGCGGTACAGCCAATCAAGTTTTGGCCAAGATCGACGGGACAAACTATAATACAGACTGGGTAACGCCAATTTCCAAAGGATTTATAATCGCTATGAGTGTGGCCCTATGAAACAAACAATCAGAAATTACGCCATTGATCTTAGCCATAAGTCCATTACCCTTAATGACTTTGCGGCTGTTTACCAGGATCGCCTTAGGTTAATCACCGATACCACCACTAATCAGTTGCTTTATAACTTTGCTGATGCATCTGTCGCCTCGATTGTTTCACTTGGTACTAATGCTTTTTACTTAAATGTTCTTCCGGCTTCAACGGCCACGCTAGACTATCTTGAGATTGATTACGAGACTCTTACAGGTGACCCGATCTACGATGGTGGCCAGAGGACGATGGCTAGTTCACAGCCTGTAGTGCTGGCTTCAAACCAGTCTACTGTAACGGTAGCGGCTCAACAGTTGGGCTCTCCGTGGGGTGTCAATGCGTCTATTGCGGGGACAGTGCCAGTTTCAGGTACGTTTTGGCAGGCTACTCAACCGATATCGGGTAACGTTGGTTTATCTAATGCGTCTCTTACGGCCTTCCAAGGTGGTGCACCATGGCTTACAAACGCCTCCATTGTTGGAACGCCGGGTGTGACGGCGAACTTAGCGGCGAACTCTACTTTGACGGTGTATCAGGGTACGAACCCGTGGCTTACAAATGCCTCGATTGTGGGTACGCCGGGAGTTAACGCTTCAATCCAGGGCACCGTCCCAGTGTCAGGCACATTCTTCCAGGCCACTCAACCGGTGAGTGGTATCCCCGGTACGGGCGCTACTCTTACGGTTTATCAGGCCACATTACCGATCCCGATTAGCGGTAGCTTTAATCTCGCGGCTGGTTCAACTGTATCGGCCAACCAGATCGGTAACTGGACGGTGGGTCTGGCGGCGAACTCAACGGTTACAGCTTATCAGGGCAACGCCCCGTGGGCGGCTAATGTTAGTGTGCAGGGGACGGCTCTTGTGGCCGGTAATATTGGGTTTGTGGCCAACACCACCCTAACCGCCTTCCAGGGCGGTAGCCCGTGGGGAGCGAATGTATCGGTTCAAGGCACCGTTCCGGTGTCGGGTTTCCCGACGGCGGTGAATGTGTCCCTCTTGGGGCCAACGGTTGTGACTTTGGCTGGGAATGTGAGCATCGGTGCAATTACTGTTAACTCAAATTCGAGTATCACGGCATTTCAAGGAGGTGCCCCATGGCTGGTTAACGCTTCAATCCAAGGGTCTGTCCCCGTTACTGGTACGTTTTATCAGGTTAACCAGCCGGTAACAGCCAGTATCGCCGGTACAGTTCCGGTTTCGGGCGCTTTCAACGTCAGCCTCACCGGCGGCGTTAGCCTCGTGGGTACGCCCAATGTGGCCTTCGCATCTGGCTCTACGGTGACAGCCATTCAAGGCACGAACCCCTGGATCGTAAACGCTACTCAGGCGGGTGCATGGACGGTTGCGTTAGCAGCCAGCTCGACCCTCACAGCCTATCAGGGCACGAGCCCATGGTTAGTAAATGCTTCTGTTGTAGGCCAACTGGCCGTAACGGCTAGTTTAGTCGGTATACCGAATGTTAATGCAAGTCTTGTAGGTGCAGTAACGGCGACTTTATCAGGGCCAGTTACACTTGCTGGTGCTGTTACCCTAGGTGGGGTGAATCTAAATCCAGGAGGATTTGGTGGTTGGACAGCCTATACCAACGTTAATGGTCTTGCGAGCACTGCTTCCATATCTTCAACGGCTGGCAAGTTCGGTGGCTATATGGTGGCAAACTTCGCCAGTACCCCAGCTTACCTTGAGATTTTCGATACGACAGGCAACGTTACTCTCGGCTTTACTGCCCCGAATATGATATTTGCTATTCCAGCTAACCCGAGCATGACACTCGGCCTCGCGGCTAACTTTGAACTAACTAATGGATCAGCCATAGCTAACGGTATTAAGATGGCCGTTGTTACGGCGGCCAACAACGGTACTTTTGTAAGCCTAGCCATGACTGGTACGCTCTGGTATCACTAGATGGCCATTTCATTTATATCTCAGGCTACTAATACCGGCACGACTATTACTATTCCGTCAGCTCAGGTTGGTGATTTACTTTTAATGTTTGCCTACCGTACGGCCGTAACGGCTCCTACGGTTCCTACTGGCTGGACTTCGATTACATCCGGTACGGGGGATGTCAATGCCTGTGTGATTGGCTACAGATGGGCGCAGGGTTCGGATACATCCGGTACATGGGCGAACGCTACACAACTTGTTTGCCATGTCTATCGCGGGGTGGCGGGGATAGGTGCATCGACTACGCACGATACAACGACCTCACCGGCTTCGATTGCAGCCATTACTCTAGGCATCACTGACGGGACTTCATGGGTGGTTGGATTCTGTGGCTCGAAACAGGGTACGTCTCAAAGTACCCCTGGGACGTTGGACAACCGTTCTGAGCTTAAGAACTCCACAACGAGTATGGTGGACGGATATGATACCAACGGAGGGGTGAGTTCATGGAGCGCGGCCAGTGTGACACTTGGTAGCTCCACAGATAGCTTTACCGCGACTGTTGAATTAGAGGCTAGTAAGGTGTCATTTCTTGAAGCTGGCGGTGACTCGACTTTTGATCTCTCAATCTGGCCTAATGCCTCAACGCCTGCCCCCACCGTCGTTAGCGATATCGTCCACGGAGGCCATCTACGCTCGATTAAAGCCGCACCCTCAGCCACACAATATCTCCTAGCTTCCAACAAGGCCGGCAAAGCTGGAGGACGCGTATCAGCCTGGTTCTACTGGAACGTATTGCCATCAACGACCATTTCATTCATGGGCCTAGAGCTAACTGGCGACGGAAACGAGGTTAATTCACTCCAAATCTCTAACACGGGCGTCTTGGGACTCAATGTGACCGGGGGTACTGGGGGGAGTATCGCGGCCGGGGCGTGGCACCGTATCACCTTCGATTGGATGATTACCTCTACGACAGTGAATGTTTTTAAGATATTCCTTGATGGTGCCTTAGTCATTACAGCTACCAATCAGACACTTACCCAAGTTAATGCCGCAGATATTTACTTTGGTAACATTAACGGTGATGTTGCCATGGACTTGCGTATCTCAGATGTTTATATCGACAACTTGACTGCCTTGACTGATCCAGGCAACATTTGGGTAACAGCCAAACGACCATTTTCAAATGGTACGACTAATGGTTTTACCACTCAGATTGGTTCTAGTGGTTCTGGATATGGTACGGGTCATGCCCCTCAAGTAAATGAACGAGCGCTAAGTACCGCTGATGGCTGGAGTATGGTTGGCGCAGGGTCGGCGGTTACTGAGGAGTATTCGATTGAAGGCCAAGGAGTAGGTGATCTCAGCACTGTCGGAGGAACCATCGTAGACTTTATGGGCTGGGTAGACGCTAGTTCGCTGGCCAGTGAAACCGCGTCGATCATCATAGGTGGCGCAAGTTCAAACATTAGTTTGACAAGTGCGATTACGATATTTACAAAAATTGCAGGATCGACAACCTACCCAGCAGGTGGTACTGATATTGGTATAGTCACGACTACAGCGTTGACTACGGTGAGTCTGTACGAGGCTGGGATCATAGTGGCTTACATCCCAGCGGTGGTTGGTGGTACTCCAAACTATGTGTCTTCCATCACGTTACTAGGCGTTGGTTAGGAAAAATTCTATAATATAGAAAAAGGTGTCTCTAATGGCCGATTCACATTACGCCAAAACTCAGGGTCTTAAGGGTGAAGAAGAAGATTCTCAGCTTTGGCAGGAGCGTTATCGGCTGGCCTATACCAACCAGCTTCCTCTGTTTAAGAGATTCGCTGACTGGTATGACGGCATGTACACCATCGTCAACTCTAAGAATTACGCCCTATGGCGATCTAAAGTTTATCTACCGATCTTAGCTGCCAAGGCTTGGAACTTGATCGCTAAGTTTATCTCACTCCGCCCTGGATTTGAAGTACGGCCCAGACCCTCTGGTATAGACAAGGTGGATTTAGACCTACCAGGAGCCTTAGAAGACGCAGCCGAGAAAGCTCAGCTCTTACTTGAATATGACTATGACAACCCACATCTTACGAGGCCCATCCGTGAAAAGCTTGAAGCTGTGCTTATGGACACCGTGGTTACGGGTACAGGTATAGCTAAAGTCCCTTGGACAGTCTGTAAGGAGGAAAAATACAAACACCCAGTTTCAAAGTCGGGTGAAATTGATATGACCTCCCAGGAGAAGACCACAACGGCTAAGGGATACAACGATCTCATCCCCGTAAATGTCTTTAACGTATTCGTGGCTCCAGCTTCGACTGATCTTTACACGGCCCCCTGGATCATCATCAAAGAGTGGAAGACCATGGAGCAGTTGGAGAAAATCAACAAAGATAAGGGTGTTGAGGTATATAAGAACCTAGACCAGCTAGGCAACGCTCGTGCTACTGGGGATCCTCTGGCTATTTATAAGAAGTCCCGTAACCGGCTAACGGTTCAGTATGACCCAATCGTAGCCGATAGGACGGTGGACTTTATTGAATTATATGAATGCTATGAAGGCCAAAATATCACAACTTACGCTAACGCTGGTCGTGGTGGTGGGTCTAACTGGGTAGAGATTCGTAAGGTTACAGGAGCCTACTGGCACGGTAAGTACCCGTTAGTGAGATTCTTGGTTAAGCAGCGACCCTTTGATTTCTGGGGTGAGGGTATTTGGGAGACCAACCACCGCTTGCAGGTAGCGGCTAACGATATATTCAACCATTACTTGGATAACTGGGATCTCTCAGTAGACGGTATGCTCATGGCCCAAGAGTCGGCCGGTATTAATGATTACGTGGTTGAGCCTGGTGGTTTGGTTACTTACCGGACAGAGAAGCCAGAACAGTTTAAGTTCCCTGAGCCCAACCCAGTTAGCTTAGAGAATGTGATGAATCAGCTCATGGAGGCGATTGAGAATAACTCCATTTCTAATTACTCCTCTGGGACACCTGATGATAATACAGATAAGACCCGTGGCACTAAGGGTGGAATTTTGGCCATCCAGAATGCTGCTGATGATATGACAGCCTTTATGCGAGCTAACTTCCAGGAGACGATTAAGACTGTTGGCCAAATGTGGATGAGTAACAATCGTCAATTCATGTTTCAGGATGAGAATTTATCGGTGATTAAGAATCACCAAATGACTCAGACTACCGTACAGCCCCAGGATCTTCAGTTCGATATGGAGCTAAGGGTAGATGAGGCCTCGATGCTACCCATTACGGACGACCAGCTAAAGGCTGACTACCAGGCTTATGTGACACAGCTTACAGGCTTGCAACAGGCCAGTATGGCTCAGCACACGGCTTTGGGTACTCCAGCACTAGCTTTGGACTTCGGAGCAATTGTGGAAGAGCTGGGTGAGAACTCAGGCTTCCGTAATACCCGTAAGCTTATTGGGCAGGCTCCGCAGGGTACGAGCCCAGTACAGGCTGGCCAAATGGCTGATATGGCTTCGAAGATTGCCAAGGCTCAACCTCAACCTCAAGGCCCACAGCAGAATCCTCAGGATAAGATGATGGAGCAGATCAATTACAAGGATGCCCCACCGGATATTCAGAGGCAGATGGAGCAACAGGCAGGTATGCAACCTTCTAGGCAACAGGGGCCGAACCCCAACGATCCAGTGACAGCTAACGCAGATAAGCAGACTTTCCAACTGGCCCATGAGTTACACGCTAAGGGTAAACTTCACCCTGCCGTTTTGAATATGGTGAGACAGCACCTTGGCCATTCTCCAGTACCTATGCAACCAACAGCCCCTATCGGTGAGCCACCTCCTCCACCTCAGCCTGAACCCGCTGGAGCGCCTGCGTGAACGAGGATAGATTAAGGACGGCAGTAGACCGTGGCAGGCTCTACGAAGGTATGCAGATGTCTGATGGCTGGAAGCAGCTAGAGATTGAGCTCCGTAAGATCTTAGAAGCCTTTAGAGACCAGGGTGTATCGAAAGAGATGCTTAACAGGCCAGTAGAACATGCGTCTATTATCGGTGGATATAACGCCATTAAGTCGATACTGGATCTGATTGAAGCCGCCAAATCTAGTGGTAAGAAAGCCACTGAGCGGTTAGAAGAAATTGAATCTCAGGATAAAGAAGAACGGGAGTTAGCACACAGTGTTCAACGAATTTGAGCAAACAGCCGAGAAATTGTATAATAACGCTAAAGATGATAACGGCGTAGTTACGATTAATATGCGTAACAAAAAGCCCGTAAATGACCCTAAATGTAAGCATGAGTTTTTCTTAGACGAGAGAGATGCTGATGCTAGTTGGGTGAATGTATACCGATGTAAGTTCTGCCCTGTAGGCCAGCTCGTTAAAAAGTGACAGTTATAATTCGGTGTTAGCCCTGCCGCTAACATCGAGTCGTGGCTATCACGCCGCTAAATGAACATAAAATTAACCCAGGAGAATCCTGTGGAACCGAACCAACAAGAGTTCGTTCAAGCCGAGGCAGCAAGAGCAGCCGAAGAGCTTGGAGTCAAAGATGATAAGCCAAATGAAGAGAATGCTCCGGCAGTTGTAGAAACACCGGTAGCGCCTGCTGAATCAACTGAGACTCCCACAACGGAGACCACTGAGACAGTAGCGACTGTTACACCCGAGATCGAAGAAGAAGACGAACTCGACATTCCGACCTTCTACAACCCTTGGGCGCAGCAGCCATCTGCTCCTCAACAACAAGAGCAACCACAACAGCCTCAGGTACAAGCTCCCCCGCAAGTACCTACGCCAGCGGCTCCTGCGAGTTTGGATCCTACCCAATTCACTGACCAGTATGGGAATGTGGATATGGCTAAGTTCACCCAGGCTATGCAGCTTCGTGACCAGGCGCTAGTAGCGCAGGTTCAACAGTCAGTCACGGCTAATTATCAGACTGACTACCAAGCGGTGTTGAAGCAGGCAGTTGAGCAAGCTTCTCAAACGGCTACTCAACAGGTCATGGCGGCAAAGACTGAAGAGAGGGCTTGGGAACGTACCTTCGACAAGTACCCCCAGGTTAAGCAGAACAAAGATCTTAGGGATCAAATCCATAAGATGAGAATGGGGGAAGTGGCAATTACGGGTAAGAATGTTTCTCCCGTAAAGATTGCCGAGAGGTACTTTGCACAAATGGCGCTTGCTAGAAACGAAGGCGTGAGACAAGCGACCACGCAGACTGAGGTTCAGGCTGTAGCACACCTCGAAACCGCGAGTAACACCGCCTCTGATAAAGGGCTTAAGGCTCAAACCGACTGGGGTAAGATCGACTCGCGTGACCGCCGTGAATCAACGGCTGCAAGAGAATCACTTCTTAAGCAGATGTTGGCTGACGGAAAACTTTAGCCTAAGGGCTAATAACTTTAACAACTAAAGCGAAAGGAGAGAGCTGTCATGGCACAGGCATTTACCTATGACGACAGCGCTCGCCGCGAGTCCCTGTTGGATATCATTACCAACATCGACCCTACGGAAACTCAGCTTATGACGGGGCTTGGTCAATCCAAAGCCACCAACATTTTGCACGAGTTCCCAGTGGACACCTTGAAGGTTCCTGGCATCAACACCAATGTTGAAGGTTCAGACGCATCCTACAGTGTGGCTCGCACAAACCCTTCGCGTAAGAACAACATTTGCCAAGTGGTGCGGATTGACTTCAACGTTACCGATACGGAACGCGAAGTTAATCACGCTGGCTTCCAAGACCGCTACGCTTACGAGTTGAACAAAGCCATGACTGAATGGAAGAACGACGCAGAGTTTTCTCTGATGCGGGCTGCCGTTGCGTCTGGTAACGATTCAACTGCTCGTGAGATGAACGGTGTTAAGAACTACATCGTAACCAATGTGACTGCTCCGTCTGGCGTTTCGCTGTCTGAAAAGCAGCTAAACGACTACGTGAACAACTGTTGGAACAACGGTGGTAACGTTGACGAGATTTATGTGGGTGCGATATTGAAGCGCCGGATCTCCAGCTTCACGGCTAACGCTACGAAGTTCGAAGCTAACGATGACCGCCGCCTGGTGAATGCGGTAGATGTGTACGAAAGTGATTTTGGGGTTCACAAACTCTTTAAGCACCGGTACGTAACTGCCTCGGGTGACACCAACTATGACATCGTGGGTATTGAGAACGCCCGCTGGTACACCGCCTACTTACGCGAACCGAAGCATGTTCCGCTGGCCAAAACTGGTTCAGCGACCAAGGGCATGATCGAAGGCGAGCTGACCCTAGAAGGACGGGCTGAGAAGTCCAGCTTCTACACGCAAGGCCAACTTTAGGCTTGCTGGTAGCCTCTGTGCACGGAGGCCTCCAGGAGGGCTAAATGATTAAAGAAACCTACTATGGATTAAATAGGGCCAACCCCGATCACCTAAAGAGGCTGCAGAGAGTCCTAAGCCTCCAGGATGAACCACGGTGGCGAGCTGCCGCCAACTTGTACCTTTACCTAAACCCTAAAAGTTATGTATGGGACGAGAAATCTAATAAGGCTGTAGTGGCTATGGATGCTCGTACGGAGGCCAGAATTATTGCTGATGAGTGTACTCAGTTGCGCCAAGGTATGGCTGAGAGTCATAATGAACGTGGGCTGTCTAAGGGCTCATTTGAAAAGGGTAACGATGCTCCAGCGGAGAGGATTTACTCACTTAGGATGCCAGCCACAATGCTACAGTTCATTCAAATGATTGATCCTGACCTCGTAGGCACGACCAAGGGCGAGGAAGGACGACAAAAATGGCGGAGATTAAAGAACGAGTTCAAAGAATTTAGAGTAGGGATAACTTAATGGACGCAACAGTAGTCTCTTTAGACCAAGCATTATCAGACCTATCTTTCTTACTGGGTGAGACGGTATCTCCACCTGAGTCGGCTGTGCCAGATCGGGCTCGTTTTATCCAAGCCACCCTAGAGCGTGTATACCGAGCCTTTAACTGGGATCTAGCCACAATCAACGCCACCATTACTTTAGTTAACGGTATAGCCGCTGCACCTACTGATCTGAATATTGATGATCCGATTATGGATCTCCGTATGAAGAACGATCAACCTGGGCTAGGTGTGGGTGGGGACTATATCTTTACTAAGATCCCCTACGAGCAACAGGATTCATTTGGCCCCTCAGACTACGTGTACTGGATTACAGGGTCTCCAGGGGCATACATTATCAACACCGACCAGAACGGGGATGATATGACCGCTAACGCGGCTCTGAGCCTTCGTTACATGCAGGTAGCCCCAGCTATTAATGCTTCGGTTGGCACACCATTTCCTTCCAGTATGTGTTTGGCTCGCGGAGCTTTGGCCTACTACCGGCAGGCTGAGGATCCCCAGGCAGACATTTCGCAGGTTGAGGCCTTATTCCAGCAAGAATTAGAGGAAGTTATCGCTACTCAAATTAGGAACCAGCCTGATAAACCAGCCGTTACCCGACATCAGGTACGGGGAACGTTTATTGGCGACATTGATGTGATTCAATCTGGTACTTCTGATTTGGGTGCTGCGCTGTGAACATTGTTAAGATTCCACCACTTAAAGGCAAGCCGTTCCAGTATCCTACGATCAGGGTTATCAACCCAGGTAAGGGCTTAAACACTCTAGCTAGTCCGGAGATGATCGCAGACCAGGAAGCTTCGGACTTACAGAATGTGGTCTTTACCGAACTCGGTACTGTTACGAAAGGCCCAGGTGTTACGTCATGGGGCGTATCACTCGCCAGTAACCCAAAAGGTCTGGGTAGTTTCACGACCCAAGCCGGTAATCATTATGTGGTTACGGTAGATGGGAGTTTGCTCAAACATACTTCATCGGCCTCAGACAGTTGGACGACCATTGCTGGAGCTAGTCTCACGGCTAACCAGGACACTACCTTTACTCAGCTTCGTACTAACAGTGCGGCTGCCGCAGTTAGCAACGCTTCGTTAGGTAACTACCCAGTGGGGACAGACGCTCTGTTCGTTTGGAATGGTGTAGACGGCGGGAATTATTGGGATGGGACGACCTGGCACAAGCCTGGCACTATCCCCTCAGCCGCATTCTCCATCTTCTACTCAGGTGTCCATGTCTGTGCTGGTACGAGTACGAATCCTAGTAGGCTGTACTTCTCAGATCCGAATGACTCTACCCAATTTGTGAGTAGCGGCTGGGCCAACCCTGGTGTCCCCACTGAACCACCTAGCCCCAACAACCCGACAGACATACCTGGCACTACATCTGCGGCTACTATTAGTGGAGCTGTACCTAAGATATTAGACATCTCACCCAGGGATGGTGACAAGATCACTGGTTTGGCTAAATTCAACAACGTCCTAATCGTCTTTAAGAACAGATCCATTTGGCAGGTGACGATTGACCCTAGTAGCGGTTCACTATCGGCTACGGCCATCATCACTTACCTGGGGGCTGTTTCCCACCGCTCGATTGATAATATTGATAATGATGTGTTTTACCTTAGCTCGCTGGGTTGGTTCACTCTCGGTTACCAGGAGAGCTTCTATAACATCATTCGGACTAATGAGCTCTCTCAACGCATCCACCCGCTGATACAGACCATCAACCCTACCAACTTGCCTAGGGTGTCTTCGATTTACTATCCGTATAGGTTCTATTCCAGCTTCGCCTCAGGTGGTAGCACGACTAACAACTTAACGGCAGTCTACGACAAACGCTACGATGCCTGGAGCAAACTTAATTACATTACGGCTGAGAGCTTCACGGTGTTCTATGACTCGACCAATACTCAGCATCTCTTATACGCCGATGATACCTCAGCTAACGTGTGGGAAATCTCAGAATCGGCCTATAACAATAACGGTGTGGCCATTGATGCCTACTGGCAGTCTAAGGCCTTTGACGGTGGCCAGCCTGAGCTTTATAAACGGTGGATTGATATCACCGTGTACTTCCGACAACTTACTGGCGTAGTGACCGTGAGTGTGTTCGCAGATGATGCTACACTAGTCCATCAGTCTACCATTGGTGTTGCAGGGCTGAACGGTGGTATAGCATCTACTGGCCCTATTGGTTCGGAGCTACTTGGTGGTAACTCTAGTGCCAATACGGTTGGAGACTCGTTCCCTTCTAACGTTACTACCTCAACTACTCCAACAACCAACGTGCCTTATCGGATTAGGATTTCAACTAAATCTCGGACATTGATGGTGAAAGTAGAGGAGCCCAGTGATTTACAGTCAACCTTTGCCTTACTGGGATTTGCCATGACTTACCGACCCTACTCACATTTTGTGTATCCCAGCAACCTGAAGATCCAGTAAGAATATGGTGCAATAGATGGATATAAAGGACTATCCGATAGCTGTTAACGATTGAAGATTGTATAATATTCTTAAAGTGAGGGAAAACAAATGGCTGGTGGAGCGATAGTCAATAGTTTGGCATCAGGAGTACCAAACGCAGGGTCAGATGTAGTACAGAACTATTCTCAGGTAGCTAAACCTGGTGGCTACAACTACTTTGACAATGCCGCCCCGATCACCGTTCAGCAGTATAACGCCGGTATGGGGACTAATATTTCCCCAACTGCTACCCCAGGTGCAGTCTTAGGAGCCGCTACTTCAAACGGCGGTGGTGGTTCTGGCGGTGGCGGTGGAACGGCAACGGCTACGACTGACCCTAGGTTCGCTCAGCAACAGGCCTTTAATCAGAATCTCATCAGTAATCTTACGAATCAGTACAACACTTTGTTCGGACAGTATAACCAGGGCGTACAAGGATTGCGTCAGGGCATAGACACTGGCTACCAGGATCAACAGAATGCTTTGAATAATCAATACGGCCAGGCTATGCAACAACTTCCCTGGATGGAAGCAGCTCGTGGTGCGGCTGACTCATCGGATGCCTATACCCAGCAAGCTAACGCAGGGCAGAATTTTAACACTCAAAGCCAGGGTATTACCGACCAACGCCTAAGAGATGAACAGGCTCTATCGTCTCAGGCTTCTAGCCAGCTTGGGCAGTACCAGGGTCAACTACAGAATATCCAGAACTTCGGCCCTGAGATGAAGAATATATTGCCAACAGACTCTAACGCAGCCTATGAGATGAGTAATATCGGCAATCAGCTTGGTGGCATGCTACCGACAGTTGAAGGAGCATTGGGTTCTGCCAAGAATGCCCAGGCATTACAGCAATCTCTTAATGTCCAGGCTCCATCTCAGGTCTATAATCCTCAGGTCTTACAGGGGCAGCTCTCAGCCTTGGGCCAATCTAGTATCCCAGGCTTTGCTCAGAATCAGATTGCCTCGGCTGCTATTAATAATGCAGTACCAGCTTCAACTGATCCTACGGGTAACGCTTACTGGCTGAATTACTTTAAGAACTTGGCTTCGCCAGCGGCAGCTTAAATGTTTAATAATCTTATTCATA